GTTCTGAAGATCTTCTTGTCATATGCCTCAGCTAGAGCGTGTCCAATCTTCTTGGAGATCTCTGAACGTAGGGAATAGTGAGCAAGTGTCTCATCGAGGTCATACACGAATGCAGAACTGATAAGTAGATCGTCGCAGACAATTGTCTTCTCTGCTACTGGAGGATCACCTGAACCCAAGATTGGTTCTCCGGGTACATGGTAATCGGCGGTCATACGACCTGTGAATATGAACTGTAGACTCTTACCGTTCTTTAGTTGACGGTTCTGTACAGTTCCTTTTGCTACCGTAGCTGACTCATACGCTTTGAAGAGTTCGCCTGAGAATAGCTTTAGGTAGGTTGCGTATTTGGTATCATAAGCAGTAGTCAGCGCCAACGGGGTTGAGCTGGTATTGTTAATAGTACCAATACTGGAAACTAAAGTTGAAGCCATTTATCTAAGAGATGTGTATAATTAAACAGTCTCTCAATCGATTGAAATTAAAATATTTTGTGGTCTATCCCACCGTCTAGACGGCTAAGGGTATCCTGCGTACAGGGCCAAAGCCAATGAAGTACTGATCCGACTCTGAGGTGTCAGTACTCCTCCTGTTCACAGACAGGACAAGACCTGCAATGCTGATGTTCAGTCATGTGCAGGCCTTCAACGAAAATAAAGAACCCCAGGAGCATAAAAACTATACTCCATGGGGATTCAAGATACTTCACTAGAAGTTATATTTTACGCCGACTTTGGTACCCCAACTGGTGTCATCGTCAGAATCCTCTTCTGCAGTTAGAAGAGAGATCTCACCATAAACTCCAAGGGAATCAGTAGCTTGGAAATTTCCACCTACTTTACCAGATAGACGCCAGTCAGAATCTTCACCCTGTTCAGCTACTACAGCGGGGCCTCCTTGAATGTAGAAGGAAGAACCATTCTCAGCAGCTTTCTCATAACCAACATGAACGTCGGTTACAGAACCTGTATATTCTGAACCCACACGAGATCCGTTGGATTCGACATTGGCATAGACTCCGGCTGATGCAGGTGTCGCCAGTGCTGTGGTGGATGCCAGAGCGGCAAGTGCAATAAGTTTCATTGTTTAAATTTACTTTGTTTTGGTATAAGGGATACCACGATACTTTAGTTGGACTGTCATAAGTCTTCTCCTTAGTACCTAGCCCCCGTTCCATGACTAGGTTTCATGCGATCCCCGAAGGGATTGAACGGACGTAGTTTCCCGTTGGCTTCTACTGCTTCGACAAGCGAGCCGCCAAGTTGTTACGCTAAATCTAGCGGGAAGTTGTGAGCGTTACGCTCGTGCATAACTTCGAATCCTAGGTTAGCCCGGTTGAGCACATCAGCCCATGTTGGAACCACCTTTCCATTGGAATCAACGATTGATTGATTGAAGTTAAAGCCGTTGAGATTAAAAGCCATGGTAGAGACTCCCATACTGGTAAGCCATATGCAAGTGACGGGCCAAGCAGCAAGGAAGAAATGAAGAGCACGGCTATTATTAAAGCTAGCATATTGAAAGATTAACCTCCCAAAATATCCATGAGCAGCTACGATGTTATAAGTTTCTTCCTCTTGACCAAACTTATACCCGTAGTTTTGTGATACATTTTCTGTTGTTTCTTTAATGATGGAACTGGTAACCAACGATCCGTGCATAGCACTGAACAGAGCGCCACCAAATACCCCCGCAACACCCAACATATGGAAAGGATGCATAAGGATATTATGTTCCGCTTGAAAGACAAACATAAAGTTGAACGTTCCTGATATGCCCAGCGGCATACCATCAGAGAAACTTCCCTGTCCGAACGGATAAATGAGGAAGACAGCAAAGGCTGCTGAGATGGGAGCTGAGTAAGCAACACAAATCCACGGCCTCATTCCTAGTCTATAACTAAGTTCCCATTGTCGTCCCATGTAAGCTGCGATGCCAATAAGGAAGTGGAAGACGATGAGCTGATAAGGTCCGCCATTGTAGAGCCACTCATCAAGAGTAGCAGCTTCCCAGATTGGGTAGAAGTGAAGCCCAATAGCGTTGCTACTAGGTACAACAGCTCCAGATATGATATTGTTTCCATAAAGTAATGCTCCTGATACTGGTTCACGAATGCCGTCTATGTCTACAGGCGGCGCGGCTATGAAAGCGATAATAAAACAAGTTGTTGCGGTTAAGAGTGCAGGGATCATAAGCACACCGAACCACCCCACGTAGAGGCGGTTCTCTGTACTCGTAACCCAGTCACAGAAGCTATTCCAATTAGATTTAGATAGTGTGGCTGTAGTCATTTCTTTTTAGTTCCTTTTTTAGGTGGGCGTCCTTTTTTGGTGCCGTATGTTCCAGGTCCGTAAGGCATAATAATTACCAAGAGCTAGTAGATAGTGTACCTGGTGCGCAGGTATCTTGATGTGGTGATAGTTCAGCATTTGTTTGACCATCGCTAACACCATTAACGGTTATCCTTCCGGCACCGTTACCGCCGGGTACTGTTAGTACATCGTTGTCTGTGTAGTTCCTACCTTTATTTACAATGGTAGCACCGTTAACTGCACCACCACTTACTGTAATAGTAGCAGTAGCACCAGTACCTGTACCACCTGTTGGTGTTACTGTACCTGCTGAATAACCTGAGCCTCCAGTGAAACCATCAAAGGCTGCTATCTCTCCAGTAGGATATGGATGCTTATAGATTGGTGCGTTAGCATCGTTTGTTACATAAAGGGTGGTGATCCCAGAGACATTCTTAGGATCGTACATGGTTGCGTCTGCCATAATTAGAATTGTAAATTAGATCGTTCTAGTTTATCGTATAGTTCCTGACGATAGGCAGGGTCTTTATCATAACGCTCATCACTCATAGCTTTAACAACTTGAGCTTGGCTTTTGAATACATCACCTGTACTCTTTGCTGCTTTACCTGTTAACATCTCTCCGTCTACACCTTTAGCATCATTGAATCTATAAGCTAGTGCTTGTACAGCAAAGAAAGCTCCCATTGGGTCGCCTTTATCCATCACTGCATCATACATCTTCTGCTCATTCTCATTCAAATTTTCACCAGCCCACCTCATCATCTGTGTGTAGGAATCTTCACCACCTACTATATCTTTTAGCTGGCCAATGTTCTCTTCAGTCAAACCTGACTGTGTAGGTTCAGGACGTTCTGATCTATCCTTAAGATACATCTGTGCTAGCTCACGAGAGTCCATACCAGCAAGCTGTTTAAGAGTCTCCTCTTTATACTCACCAGCATTAGCTTCATCCCAAAGTGTATTCAAGAAAGAAGTATCAACTTCTTCAGGCTTTTCTTCTACCTTTTCATCCTTTGTCTCAGCAACTGCCTCTTCAGCTTTCTCCTCCGAAGAGCCGAGTTTCTTTTGGAGTTCAATGTATCCTTGTTCAAGAGCCTCCGCGTCTTTAAATTTACCTGCAAGTAACTCGCTTTGTTGTTCAGCTAGTTTCTCACCAACCTCTAGAGCTTCTTGTTCTTCTGTAGTAAGCTCGCCTTCAGCTTGCTCGTTAGGATTGTACGTTAGTGTTGCCATCGATTGTAATTACTTCTAAATTTCCTAGTCCAACATGAGTAACCTTTTTACCAGGTGTACTGATTGTTGGTTTGCCAACTCGCATCTTTGGAGCATACTTGTTAGGCTTCTCTTCTTCTGAAAAGAGTTCCCTATCTTCTTTACTCAAAGGTGGTTGGACTTTCTTGGTTTTCCTAACCCGCTTTGGGCGGGACGGTACTGCCTTGTCCACTGAGTTCCTCCGCTAATTGTGGATTTTTACTTGGATCATTCATCGGTGCCCCTGCTAACTGAGCATCAATCTTACCTTCTTCTAGAGCCATCTGTTGTTGCTGCATAGCTTGCTGTTCACCTTGTACATCTTGCATAGTTCTTACAAGATTAAGGACATCAATACCTTGTGAGGCAGCTAGACGTTTGATGACTTCTTCAGGGTTAATGTATTGACCTAATGCTTCTGGTCCCATAGTCTGAGCAATGGTAGTTAAGAACATACCTAATGCTTCTCTATCCTGTCCACGTCCTAAAGCATTAACACCTGCAACAATGGTAGGTTTAACCATTGACTTAGGTAGCTTAGGTATTTGTCCAGTCTTCTGGAATACAGAGAGCTTTCTATTTAAGTATGGTACTAAGAACTCAACTGTAAGTAGACTAAATAATCCACCAAGTTGTTGCTCTAGTTCCATCTGTGTCATGCGTACTTCTTCTGCAGTGGTACGCTCACTCTGACGTATTGATAGAATTAAGAATGCTTCCGCTAATCTCTTTTCTAATTGTTGTACCATATTATAAGCGGTGGCAAAGTCAGCAGTCTTTCCGACCTGCACAACCCCTATGTCATCTGGACGTCCTTGGACTATCGCACCGTTACCAGCACTTGCTAATGTCTGTGGTTTAGTTGTACTAGATGGAGAGACAACAAAGACAACCTTAGCTGCTGCTGCACTTCCTTCTACTAAAGCCTGAGACAATGCTTCTAAACTCTTAAGATCACCAACAAATTCCTCTACTCTACCACGTCCGTAGGCTTCGCCATCCACTGTGTTAAACCTCAAGTGAATCCATGGGTTTGTATCCAGTGGTGCTTTACCTTGGGAAGCTGGTATGATTTTATCGAATACTTCTTGGTGCCAGATGAAACGATTGCCGTCTCTCTTCACATGTGTGTAGACATCGCAATCATCTCTATCCTCATTTGTATCTACACCTTGCATCTCTGGGAGATACTCGGGTACTACATCTGCCAATAATTTTTTGGCAATTTTTTCCTTGGTAACAATCTCAATTACATTACCGTTACCATCTCTATCTATTACAAAACGGTTTAGCGGGAATAACTTTAACCCATTCTTACCCATAAAGATTAAAGCATTACCTGCTACTACCAAATGCTTAAGCGCTTGGTGTATGGTAACACGATCATCAGAAGCTGCGATAGCTTCCATGATTGTACGTTCAATCTTTGCAAAGGATAAATCTAATTCGGACTTTGCTTCAGCTGGTATCTCTTCACCTAACTGTGTGTCATCTAGCTGTAGCTTGAAGAAGCTAGTGTTCACTGGCATCAGAGCCAGCATAAGTTTACTTGCTAAAGTGACTACACCTTTGGCGCCGACTGACTGCCAAGGTGTCTTAAGGTCATGAGTACCACCTCTGAATTGTTCTTCATCTCGAATTAAATAGGGTAATGTAAGTCTAGCTGCTGTATCCGCTTGTGTTAGATACTCTGAACGGTATCCTATGAGAGCATCGTACCTTTTTCTAGCTGTCATTATACATTAAGGGTTTTGATTTTCAATCCTTTGTTCGGTCTAGCTAAAGCAGCAGCTCCAGCCATGCCTGAACCTCTAAATGGTGTGCCTTGTGCAGCTTGTATACCCATTGCACTTGGGTTTCTTACTTGTGTACTACCTGTATATTTAATCTTCAAAGCATCCTTAGCAGCTTGTGCTACATCTTTTTGAAGTTGATTATACTGTGTACCCATTGAATCATACTTACCTTTCAAGATATCATAATCACCTTGAAGTGTAGTGTAATTACCTTCAAGCGTTTTTATATCTTCTCCTTGTGTCTTTATTGTATCTGTATGCGTCTGACTGGTAGCAGCATTATCAACAAATGATTTAACACCAGTGAATGGATTATGAATAGGCTCTTGTGCTGCAGCTGATGTGTTCCATACTGCAGTACTTTGAAGATCAACAGGTTTAGTACCCATAGCAATGTTATGTAGTACGTCTACACCTCCAGTGTATTTTGTAGATCCACCACCTTTAGTTGTAATACGATTACCTGCGTCGTCTAATTCACCTGTCCATACATTACCTTGGTTAGCAAGTGTAGACTGCTTTGTGTCAGCATTTCCTTTTAAGAAATCAGTGAACTTTACACCAGCACTTTCAGCTTTTGGGTTTATCTTAACATCACCTGATGCAATAGCTGCATCTAAATCTGCTTTAGCTTTTCCTAGATCACTTTGATTTGCTTTTAAGAAGTTAGAGTAGTCGGTCATTCCAAACCACTCACCCGAAGCACCGCCTCCTGATATCTCACTCCAATTGTATGCCATAATTAATCCTTACCTCCTTGTGTTGTTGGCGGCGGCGGTGATCCACCACCTGATGATCCTCCTCCACCTGGTTTAAATGAATTTGTAGGTGCTGACTTTGCTTCACCCCAGCTTTGTAAACTATCAGGTACATTAACTTGTGTTCTTTGTATATCTGACAGAGATGGTAGACCTGCAGGTGGTGTCACCTCCATTGGTTCTAGTACCGTCTCGAAATCAGCCTGTCCCCAAAGATCAGGTACATCTAAGTACGTTGCCTTGTATGGTTCAGCTTTATCAGGATCAAATTGATCAACATATTTATTATCCCAAGTCTTCCACCAATCACCTTCAGTTTCAGACGTTTCTTTGTATTCTTTATCAGCCCACGAAACAAAGTCAACTCTAGCTTGATCGCTTGTCTTCTTTTTCCCGTAGTCAGCAGTTAGATACTGTTCAAGAGTACCATGAGTCTTGATCTTATTCTCATCTTTATACTCCTTCCAAGCAGCTTGGTAAGCATTGTCATTATAATAATGAGCCCAGTCTACCTTACCTGTAGTCTGCCATTTGTAGTGCTCATCTGTGCCTACTTTTAAATTCTCCTTACCAGTCCAGTCACGTACTAGATCAAGGCCCCAGGTAACCTGAGATTTATCCTCCCAGTTACCACCTTTACCACCACGACCTGTACCCATTGTGCGTATGTCAGCTTGATAGTTCTTCCTTACATCGTTATAAGTTGGACCCTTTTCTCCTTCCCAAGCTCGTTGGTCAGTACCGTAAAGCTGATCTATAAATCTAGTTTCATATTGAGATCTTTGTACATCAGTATAATCTTGACGGCCTTCAACTTTTGTTTCAGATAAGGCAGACGTTTGTCTCTGATTTAGATCGAGATCACCTTGTACTACATTAGTTTCAAAGCGTTCCCAGTACCAATCTTTATGTGGCATTACTTATTCCTCAAGTCTATTGATTAGCCACTCAACTACCGAACGTTGACCAGCTTTGTACATTATAACTGATAGTTCTTCTTTAGGGTGGGGAGTATGTTGAGGAAAGTTTTCCTGTAACTCTTGAAGAATCTTATCGTCTACCCGAGGACCAAGTACAGCCTCAAGCATATTGTGGGAGGTTTGCATTCGAGTGCTCAAAAAAAGCGGGCATCCTAGCAGCCTTAGTATCAGCAAATTCAGGCGCCTTGCCTTGATACATTAGGTTATCACTAGCATCCAGCCAGAATTTTTTGTCTAA